ACAACAAAACAATGACTGATGCTGCCACGGCTAGAAATAAAAGTCTTTCACAAGCAGCTCTGAAAAATTACGTCGGCTACATGACGGCAGTTTCTGGAGCCGTGCGAAAGCTAGTTCCTGGGGCGCTAGAAGTAGTGCACTGCCCGGAGCATGGTATTGATGCGCATTCAGAAATCGTGCTTCAGACAGAATTTGTTGATCGTCTTGATGACTACTTCAAAGATGACGATATCGGCGGCGAAGGTGAGATAGACGAGCAGAACGGCCGCGTCATTATCCGCGACCTACTCGTGGATCTATTTTGCAAAAACTTTGTGCCACTTGGTAGCACGAAGGGCGACGACCGCTATGACGTGCGGACCCGCCCTTCTTTGATGTCCGCGGGATAAGTGACAGACGGCAAATCTTTTAAGGCACACCCGCCTGCTCGACACTGCGATCGCTACTCACTAGCAAGCGCGTCTTGCCGATCTCAGCCTGCAGCCTCTGCTCGGCCACGTCGTAATATCCCGCCGACATCTCAACACCGACAAATCGCTGGCTAGCACGTAGCGCCGCGATGCCGGTGGTCGCGCTGCCCATGAACGGATCCAGCACCGTGCCACCCGGTGGCACGATCGCCAGCAGCTTCTCCATCAGCAATTCCGGCTTCCCCACCTGGTGCTGCTTGCCACCCAGCTGCGGATGCACCGGCATCACGCCGGGCAACACCACCGGGTGCGCCTTCGTATCGATCGGCCCACGACTGCCCCACACCAGGTATTCCGCCTGGCTGCGAAAGCGCCCGCGCTGCGGCCGGCATCCGTTCGTCTTGTCCCACACCACGATGCCCTGCCACACCCAACCGGCCACCTGCACGGCATCGGTCATCGTCGGCAGCATGCGCCAGTCGATAAATGCCAGCAGATGGCCGCCCGGTTTCGTCACCCGGTGACACTCGGCAAGCCACTGGCTGGCCCACGCGAGAAATCCGCGCTGGTCGCGGAAGTCGCCCTCGAAGTCCGGCAGCGGTGCCTTGGTTCCGCTGTTGATGTACTTCTCACCGGTTGGCCGTGCGCGTGCCGCCATCGTCTGGCCACCGGAGCAATACGGTGGGTCGGTGATTACGGCATCGACGCTGGCGTCAGCCAGCCCGCGTAGCACCTGCAGCGCGTCGCCTCGGTGGATCGTGTAGGGCAGAATCTTGTGCGTCATGAGTGTTTCCGTTCGGTGCTCCCTGGCTCGCTGGCAGGGGACTCGACACGGCCCTCAAAGAATTGATCGTCCCGCAGCGCGGGCACTTGATCTCGATTACATCGAAACAGCCGGCACGCGCGAGCAACTTCGCGCAGCGCGAGCAGCGCACATCCTGCATCAGTCTGTTCTTGTCGACGTTCATGCCGGCATGGTGCCGCGCCAATCGTTCACCACGCGCTCCCCTCTCAGATCGCGCCCGATGTACCAGCCCACTGGTACACCGCCACCGCCTCGCGCGTGCGCGTATGCGCTCAGCACCATGCCGGCATGACTACGCCTCGCGCCACACGCCTGCCATGACCGTCACCACGTCCGTCGACCTGTCGCGACTGCCACCGCCCGAGGTGGTGGAAACGCTCGCGTATGAGCAGATCTTCGCCGAGATGATGGCCGACCTAGTCGCCCGATCCGAGAACGACGAGCCGTTCACTGCGCTTGTGGAATCCGACCCGGCATACAAGGTTTTGCAGGTTGCCGCATACCGAGAAATGCTTCTGCGTGCGCGCGTGAACGATGCGGCCAAGAGCGTGCTGCTCGCATTCGCTGTTGACGGGGCACTCGACAACCTGGCCGCCTTCTACGGCGTGAAGCGCCTGACCCTTGACCCGGGCGACCCGGATCGCTCGATCGCACCCACGATGGAATCCAACGACGACTTGCGTCGGCGCGTCACGCTGGCGCCGTCCGGCTATTCCGTCGCCGGCCCCGACGACGCATACATTTTCCTCGCGCTCAGTGCCTCCGGCCTCGTCCTCGACGCCAAGCCCACCAGCCCCTCGCCGGGTGAGGTCGTGGTGAGCGTTCTGTCGCGTACTGGCGACGGAACTGCCAGCGCCGAGCTGCTCGCTACCGTCCAAGCCGAGCTCAGTGCCAAGACCAAGCGCCCGTTGACCGATCACGTCACCGTGCAAAGCGCCGAGATCATTCCGTTTCAGATCATCGGCAAGCGCTACACCTTCGGCGGCCCGGATAGTGATCTCGTGCTGGAGGCGTCCGACGACAGCCTTGCGAAGTACCTCGCCGAATCGAAAAAGCTCGATCGCGACATCACACTCGACGGCATCTACGCTGCCATCCGCGTGCCGGGCATCCAGCGCACCGATCTCACGTCGCCTACCGCCAACATCGTCATCAGCGGGACGCAGGCCGCGCACTGCACGTTGATTGACCTGGTCTACGGCGGTATCGATGAATAGCCTGCTGCCGCCCAATGCGACACCGGGCGAGCGTGCGATCGAGGCAGCTACCGCGCGCCTCGCAGATCTGCCCGTGCCGATCGCCGAGCTGTGGAACCCGCACACCTGCCCCGAGGACAAGCTCGCATGGCTCGCATGGGCGCTCGGCATCAGCGCGTGGAAAAGCTACTGGCCGCTGTCTGTCAAGCGTGCCCGCGTGGCAAGCGCCATCGACATCGCTAGGCGCAAGGGCACCGCGCAGAGCGTCTACGACGTGATCGCCAGTTTCGGCGGCTCGGTGGTGCTCACCGAGTGGTGGGAAATGGAACCGCCCGGCATCCCGCATACCTTCCGCATGCAGCTCACCGTATCCGGTGTCAACGGCGAGCCGGCCAGTGCCGAGTTCGTCGACGACGTGATCGCCGAGGTGAGCCGCACCAAGCCCACGCGCAGCCACTTCACCTTCGAGCAGGTGGCCACGCTGACCGGCCGCATTCGCGTCGCCGCGTTCATCCGTCCCTGCATCTATGCCCGCCTGAACCTGTACGCCGAGGCCGCCACACTATGACCGCACTCAAGATCACCGTTACCGCTGCCGGCCGCGCGGCATTAAGCAATGCCTCGCACGACGGCACCGCACCTACCAAGATCACCAGCGTCGGCGTGACCGCCACCAGCTTCACGCCGCTACCCACGACGGCCGTCATTCCCGGCGAGATCAAGCGCATCAGCACGATCAGTGGTGGTGCGGTTGCCGCCGATACGCTGCACGTGACCATCCGCGACGACAGCACTGACAGCTACAGCGTGCGCGGCATCGGCCTGTACCTGGCCGACGGCACGCTGTTCGCCATGTACAGCCAGGCGACCGATCTGCTGCAAAAGAGCAGCCAGGCCACCATGCTGCTCGCCGGCGACGTACAGTTTGCCGACATCGACGCCGACAGCCTCACGTTCGGCGACACGAACTTCCAGATGAGTTTGGCCACTACCGACGTTGCCGGCGTGGTGAAACTTGCCAGCGATGCGGCCACCATCACCGGCACCGATCCCCAGCTCGCAGTCACGCCGAAAAGCCTGATGGCTGCACTCAACGATCGCCTCGGCGCCGGTGCGCCGAGCAGCTTCGTCAAGACGCTACTCAACAAGGTCAGCGCGCTGGCGTTCGTCGCCGCGCTGGGCATTCGGGGCGCTGCCTCGTACGACACCGGCGCCAACAACGGATTGGATGCGGATTTACTCGACGGCCAGCACGGCGCCTACTACCTCGACTACCGCAACCTGACCAGCGTGCCGGCCACGTTCACCTCGGCCCCACACCAGCATTCGGCTGCCGATATCATCAGCGGCACGCTGGGGGTGGCACGCGGTGGCACCGGGGCCGGCACCTTCACCACCGGCAATTACCTAGTCGGCAACGGCACCGGCGCACTCGCAGAAAAGACGCCGGCCCAGGTGCTGGCCAATATCGGCGCGGCCGCCGTCGTGCACTCGCACCCTATTTCCGACATCAACGGATTGCAGCCAGCACTGGATGCGCGTCCTCTGCAGACGACGGTCACCGCGCAGATCACCGCGGCAGTGAATGCACTGATCAACGGCTCACCGGGTGCTCTGGACACCCTGAAAGAGCTGGCCGACGCGATGGGCGATGATCCCAACTTCGCGGCGACGATGACGAACGCGCTCGCGGGGAAAGCGTCACTAGCTGGTGCGGCATTTTCTGGCCCCGTCAGCGCGCCAACAATGAGCACTGTTAACTACTTATTCGGCGCAGACGCGAACGCGCTAATTTATCTCGCAGGCCCTGGTGCTGTAGGCATTCGGTCGGCTGGCGGTTATTTCAGTTTCGACGCAGCGGGCAACTTCAATGCTCTGAACGGCAGCATTACTACGGTCGGCGGACTCACAGTAGGCCAGCGGATTATTTCTTCCACATCCGTACTCGC